GAGATTAACTAGGTCAACAATAGCACGAGCATCTAGGGTATCTCCAACACGCTGAGTAAGTACATGAGCAATTCGTTCATGTAGTTTGATTAGTGGTGCTGGTCCTGATGCTACCCCACCAAAGCCCTTGATTGGACTGCCTTCTGGTCTGATTCCAGCATAGTTAAAATATGGAAGAGCCTGTTGAGGACGAAGATATCCATTGATTACCATTCTTGTTGATTCTACCCAGCCTTCACGAGTATCTGGAATATCCCAGATAGCCTCTGCTTCTCCTGGAGAATAAATCTGGAAGTTTTTGTCTTTTCCAAGGGTATCAAAACCAACTCCAATACCAAGCATAAGAGCATCCATAATCCAAGCAAATAACTGACCTGGGTCATTTTTGTCTAGGTCTTTAGTAGATACCATCGCACAATTCTGCAATGCTGCTGAATTACGTTTTTCCATTGTAAGTGGTGTGCCAAATGTCCACATGCCACGACCTGGAGGTGTCCATTTTAGATTAAACATACGGTCAAATGCTTCTTGAGCAGACTTCTGTGCCTTATAGTCATTCCATGGGAGTCTATTCTCCTTTGCATGGTTTTTCTGGACAGAATACATACCTTCAATAACTCTGCGTACAACTTCGTACCAGCGTTCTTTGGTTCCGTCTTCTTTGACTCGTGAGTAGGTGCGAATAAAGGTAATTTCACCTAGTGCGTTGCCACCTGCATCCACGAATCCAAAGGGTGATTCCAACGATTTATACTTTTCTACAAAATCTGTTGGTAGGGTAAAAGAAAAAAATTCCGACATAGTGTTTCCACCTTTCCATAACTGTGATGTATCAAGTATATCACAGTTTTAGAAAATAGCAAACACTATATCGAAATTTAATAAATTATTCTGGAACTACTTCAGAAACAGGAAGTTTCTCAAGTTCTGCAAGATAAACTTCAATAGCAACTGAAAGAAGATTAGCATTCTTCTCTGCTTCTGCAAGACTTGATGCTGTCTCTTCTGCGTTTTCTGGTGTAGCATTCTTCTCAATAATTACCTTATTAAGTTCGTGCTGGTATCCCTGAACAGCAAACTGTTGTACTTGCTGATTAAGAACGCCTCTTAGTTGGTCTGTCGTTAGGACAGATTTAAAATCAAATGACATGATTTTCCTTTCGGTTAGTGTATATAAATTATAGCACAGATATGTACTTTTTGGTTAATTCGTGGTATAATTAATATGAACACCCTTCAAAAAGGTGTTTTTCCGTTAAGGAGGAAAATATGAATAATTTAAAAATCAAAAGATTACTCGCCACAGGAATTTTAAGTTTAATGCTTACTGGTTGTGTTACCCCTCAAGCCAGTGCTGCTGAAATGCCTACAATAAAGGTCACTACAGCCAAATTAATTAATTCTAAAAATATAACTACTGATTTAGTTCACACTGCTAAATTAAATAAGAATACTACAAAGATGCAGCAAGTTCTTATGAAAATATTTCATCGTGTAAATAAAACACCCTATGTGTTTTCTGGTTCTAACCCATATGGCTGGGACTGTTCTGGAATGGTTGTTTGGACATATAAGCAATTTGGACTTGAACTTCCACATTCCGCCAATAAACAAGCACATATAGGAAAAAGAGTTTCTAATCCAAAACTAGGTGATATTGTTGTTTTTGCTTATAGCGGTTCTACTAATTTTTATCACTCTGGTATTTATATTGGCAAAGGTAAAATAGTAAACTCTAATAGTTACTATGGAACTACAGTAATTGAACCATTAAGTGATTACAAAAATAGTCAAATAAGATTTGTAAGAGTTGTTCCCACTATTTAGTTCCATGTTCCTGTAGCAGTCACAGTTCCGTTACCAATGGGAGTAATTTTTAAATAAGTACCTGCACCAATACTGGCACTATTATTAACTAAAAGACTGTTAACTGTAATTGATGGATTAAATTTAATAGACCCAGTGCCAGTAATTCTAAGTATACCTTTAACTTTATAAATTACATAACGAGAGCCAGTAGAGATTGAAGGTGATATAGTAACTGTAGTACCAGCGGTAGAAATAAGTGCAGTGCTTAAAGTAGAGTTAGTAGCAAAACTTGTAGTATTGCTACCATAATCTATAACATAGTTCCAAGATACTGAAGGACTACCAGAGACAGTCGAAGCATTCCAGGCTTGAGTAAAAATTCTTGTGGCATCACCAGCATAAAAGTGTTGAAAATTTACTAAAAGTTCTACATCATAAGTTGTACCAGCAACCAAGGTAATTCCAATACTTAACCCACCTAAGATACTGCTAGTTGTATTTGTATCCATTGGCAAAGTATATCCAGCAGATGGAGTAACATAATAATAATTTTGTGTTGCCAAGGCTCTACCAGGAGTTGTATTAGAAGTTTTATAAAAAACAGTTCCGTCATACTCGTTTGCTCCAGCAGTAACTGTAGTTAAGTTAGTTCCTGATTGAAAAGTTATTGGAGATAAAGAGGTTGTGCCAGCGGCTAAGGTAAGGTTGCTTGTTAGTGTTCCACCAGTAAACGAACCACCACCACCACCAGATGATGCCCTCCATTCTGGAAGACCAGAAGTAGAATTAGCAGTTAGTACATAACCATCTGTAGGAGATATAGATAATTTTGATAAAGTATTTGTTGCAGAAGCATACAGCAAATCACCTTTAGCATATGAAGTTTGATTTGTTCCACCATAAGTTGGACCTATTGCTGTACCATTCCAAACAACACCAGAAAGAGCCTGTCCTGATGTTGAAGAAATTTGTGCAGCAGTTGTTCCAATATAGTAAGAACCTACACCAATAAACTGTGTGTAAGTTACGCCATCTGTTCCAATTCTAATAGAACCTGCAGGACCTGTTCCAGTTGCAGATGATGTAGTTAAAATATATCCTTTATTAGCATTTGTATCTCCGTCAGAAACGTAAAGGAAATCTCCTTCTGCCATTTCTCCAGCAATTGAGTTATCTGAGTCAAGTGCTCTAGTCAAAATACCTGTAACGCCAACAGCAGGAGCGGTACTTACATAATAAATGCCATTGGCAATAGATGATGTGCCAGATAGTGCGGTAGTTCCATCTTTAATAAGAACACGGTCATTTAAAGCAAGATTTATAGTTGTTGAGTCAATTTTTTGAACACCAGTTGAAGAAAAGGTAATTGTAGCACCAATACCAGTGCCTCCAGAAGCATCTGTTGTACCAGCAGTATATGTAGCAGCAAGAGTAGTAGTAGTTGCAAATTTAGCACTTTCGTGAACATTTACACCAGACTGAACTGCACTAATTTGGGTTTGAAGTTTTGTGAGCATACCATAAATACCGTCAGTAATTACTGCTCCTTTTGTAGAACCATAATAAAGATACTTTAAAGCATCTTGAATATTTGCTGTTTCGGTAAGTGCTGACATGTAAGGAGCACCTGTAACTCCAGAAATTGTTGGGTATGATAATGCGGTAGCCATAGACTAATTATAGCACAGCCTTAGTCTTTGAATATCTCAAAATTATGCGAAATGATTGAATTAAGCAAAAATGTTCTTTTATTTGTTTTGTATGATTTAGACCATTTAAATAGTTTTAGGTTATATTTTGCTGCTGATTTTAAGTTATGTGGTAGATATCCCCAATGAATTTCGGTTGTATATATTCCGCCATATTTGTTTATTGTTTTTACTGCCTTCGAAGAAAAATAAAAACACCTAATCCAATTTTCTTTCATATAGTTATTAATCGCTAGTTGAGTATATGCTTCCCTAGTTTTAGACTTTAGCAAAGACCGATAAAGATATATGTTTTTAAACTTTTTATTACAATATGACATAAACCTTAAAACTTGTGCTTTATCAAGTTTTGGTGTTTTTTTATCTTTATAAACTTCTTTAAATAATTTTAATGCTTCATCAAATCTTTCCAGAGTATAAAGTTGTAGTGCTTGATATCCAGCATATCTGTGATTTTGATATTCTAAATATGCATCCTCTAGCATTTGATTATATATTGTTCTTGGTTTTTCTCCATCTGGGTGATGAGACACTTCCAATCCTTCACAAAATTCTTCTGTAATTTTTAAAGTTCTACTTGGAACAATGACCTCATGCATTAAAAATTTCCACCTAAATCCATTACGTTTATGAATTCTATTATTAATCATTCTACTTTCTGGATGTTTTTCTTCTTCATCACGATAAGATAAATTAAACATATAATTAACTCTATCTGCTGTCATTTTTTCAAGGTGTTCACGCCAGCCTTCTGAAAGCGTTTCATCCATATCCATAGATATGCAATAATCAATATCATCTGGTAAAGAAGCAAGTGCAGCATTACGAGAATCATCAAACCTAAATGGCTTTACTGAAATTTTAATAACATTAATGCCAAGTTTCTTAGCAATTTTGATAGTGTTATCTGATGAACCTGTATCAGCAATCAGTAAATAATCTGCGTCTTTAGCAGATTCATACCAACGCTCAACATGCTTCTCTTCGTTTAATGCAATTGTGTATACCGCAATTTTCATTTTTTGTTAGCCTTTTCCTTTGCTCTATTATATAATTCTATCATAGGTTCTCCCCAAGCATTATTATCTTTAAAAACATCTACAGTTATTTTTTTTACTTTTAATGCTTGATTACACCAATCTAAACATTCTTTCCATCGTTCGTGTTCGGCATACCAATTAGCAATATAATAGTATGGCTCTCTTCTGTGAGGTGCGGTTTGAAGACAAAGCAATAGGTATTCCCCAGTTTTTTCGGGTATAATTTCTGAAAGAATTTTATATACCTTGGCAGAATCTTCATTTGGCAAATTAGGAATTTTTAAAAGTTTTAAATAATATTCTTCTGCTTCCTCAAACTTTTTTTCATCAACAAGTTGTTCAGTAATGTATCTATAATATCTTCCAATATCTGGATTTTCGTTTAAAGCATCAATAAGCAATTGTGTATATTGACTTCTTGACTTTTCTATATCTGGTATATGAGTAACTTCAATTCCTGGACAAAATTCGTCAATCATTTCGGTTCGGTCTGGAACAAGTCCTTCATGCATGAGAAACTTCCACATAAATCCATGTCTAGCATGAATACGATTATTAACAAAATCTTTGTAGTTTCTAAAAACATATGTAATTTGATTACCAGTAGTTTTTTCTAGTTCTAGTCTCCAGTTTTCGGAGATTACCTCATCCATATCCATAGATATGCACAGGTCAATCTCGTCTGGTAGTAGGGCTAGGGCTACGTTTCTGGCTGTATCAAATCTCCAAGGCTTGATTGAAATATTAAATACATTAATACCTAGAGATTTAGCAATTTCAACGGTACGGTCAGTAGACCCTGTATCAGCAATTAATAAATAGTCTGCATCTTTTACTGAGTTGTACCAGCGTTCTACAAACTTTTCTTCATTGAGTGCAATTGTATAAACTGCTATTTTCAAAATAAATCCTTTGTTAAATTATTACCAAACTAATGCTCTAGTTAACTGAGTACCAGTACCCTGAAGAATATATAGGAAACCGTTACCGCTTGGAGTATTAATAAACTCAGTGATGTTACCAACAGAAGATGTACTAGTCAGCATAGTTGTTGTTCCAATACCTTGAATTTGTTGAGTATTTAAGTTATAAGCAAAAGCACGAACAACAGCACCAGAAGCAGTACGAGTCATATAAATTGTATCTGCACCATTATAAGCATAGTTTGAACCAGTCTGCCATAATTCTGAAAGACCACGAATATGTGGAGCAATTAACCATTTTCCAGAAGGAATATCATAAATATCAATTTGACCAGTTGTAGCACTACCACGAACTGAGTAAAAATAACGTCCAGTCTTTGTTGCATCTGTTGAACCCCAGTTCCACATTAATGATGTTGCTGTACCACGAGTTGCAACACCTAAAATACAATATGCGTTTTGACCTGCTGTTGGTGTTGCTGTGGCAGCAGCAGATAGGGTAATAGCATTGTTAGTATTTGACAAAATTGTAAATTCTGTACCCATATTTGTGTTAGTTGTAAAACGAAGACGTTTACCAGCATACCAGTTAGTACCCCAGTTGTGTGCTGTATCAGTAAATACAGTTGTAGATGTACCAGTCGTAATTAAACCCCAAGAGTCTGCAATTTCATATTTAGTGGTAGTATCTGGTGTAAATGTTTGTGTAGCAAAAGTTAGTGTAGTTGCATCATTTGCAGTAACAGCAATACGACCAGAACCATAGCCTGTACCTGCTTCAACCTTAAAGTAATACCCAACCCACTGTCCAGGAATCCAAGACTTAGTTGAATCAATCAGGGTTGTAGTTGAACCACCAGTTGCCCAACCGCTACGGTCTTTTCCTGTGTGTTTATATTGGTCATCAGCACCAAATAATTTTGCATCAACAACCCAGTATTTTGAAGTACCGTTAACAGCAGAAGTAATTGTTGTAGCAAGGGTAAGTGTTGTTGCGGTATTAGCAGTAATCCAAGAAGTTTGAACTGATGGGTTTAAACCAGAAGCAGCAACTGAGACAATTCTTCCAACATGTTCGTTAGTAATCCAGTTTTTTGATGAATCTACTAAAGTAGTTGTACCTTGAGATGAAGCAGCAGTTGGAGATGCAGTGCTTGATGGTGCTGAAATGCTAAATACGTTCATTGCTGATGGACCAATTACTGTAAATGCAGCGTTAAATGTTGTATCTGTTGCACAACCAGCAAACGTAATTGAGTCACCAGCCTTAAAGAAATTATCTGAAGCAGTGGTTACGTTAGCAGTAGGACCAACAGCAGTAATGCTAATTGTTGCTGCTGTTCCAGTACCACCAGTTGTTGCAGAAGTAGAAACAGTATATCCAGTTGTAGTTCCAGAGTTAGTAAGAGTTACGGAGTTAATAGCACCTGCAGAAGTTACGCTAGTAACAATTACCTGAGCACCTGCACCATTAGTTGAAAGAGTAAGAACATCTCCAATTACATAACCAGAACCAGCAGCAACTGGGGTAGATGCAACAGATACTACACCAGCAGCAATACGAGTAATAGAAGAAACACCAATAGGCATCCAACCATTAAGTTTTGCGGAAATGTTTGTAGCAACACCTTGGTCAAAAAATTCTGCGTTAGACCAGTTATCCGTAACTGCATCATATTGAAGAATTGTAGAGTTTGCAGAAATCATCCAAAGTTTATCTAAGTTTGGAACAACTTGATAGGTTGACGTAGCATCTGGGTTTGTATCCCAAGCAGGAGTAACTGTAAAACGAGTAGAAGTATGTCCAACAATACGGCGTTTTTGACCAATACCAGTACCACCAGTAATTAATAATGTGTGGTTGGCATAACGGTCATTTGTTAATGAAATACCAGTATCATTTAATGTTCTGTTAGATGGTGCAGAAATTGTTCCAAGGTTTGAGACATATGGGTTACCAATTTTGCCAGTTCTTTCAAAACCAATATCAGTACCAATTGCTGCAAGAAGCCAAATTTGTGGAGTAGTTTTTTGTGTCCACATATCATTTGCAATATCGTAATACTGAAGTATAAAGTATGGTGATGTTGCTGAAGATGTGACATGGTAAATACCGCCAGTTCTTGTAGTAAAGAATGATGATGCATCTGGAGTTACTGTCCAGTTGGTATTTACAGAAAAAGTTTGTGATGAAATAGTATAGTTAGCCTGAGAACCTGCAGTAGTTACTGGAATAGCGTATGGTACTGAAGCAGCAAAAACTTGTTGTCCCCAAGGGTCATGTGGTTGAAGGTTATAGTCAGCAATATAAAGGTTTGTAGCATCATTTTTGACAATACGGTGATACTGAGTTGCGTCAGTACCGAATGTAATACCTACTGTGTAACCTGCCCATTGATTTGGAATCCATTTTTTAGTAGAGTCTGTAAGTGTAGAAGTTGTTGTACCAGAAATAACACCAGAATCATTAATTGTTTCGCTAACAAAAGTAAGTGTACGTTCTTGTCCTAATCCAGTACCAAATTCAATGCTTATTGTTTCACCAGAAAGGTTAGCAAATCGAAGACCACCAATAGTCACAGTTGATGAAGTTGCAGAAAGAACACGACCATGAAAACCACGGCGTTTTGTATGTTTCATTGCAGAAACTGATGAAGCAGCAATTGGCAAGGTAGCCAACTGTTGCCAGGTATCTTTATATGTGTCATAGCGATAAAAAGCAGAACCTGCAGCATAATAAATAAAACGGTCTAAGCCATCTTCTGCAGTTGACAAAACACCAGTTGCACCAGAAGTTGCTGGAGCCTGGTTAAGTAATTCCCAAAATGGTAAGTCAAGTGTATTTACTAGTGTATTTGCCATATTAACTTATCTTTCCTCTAATAGCATTGTTGTAACCCATACGACTAATATCGTGTACCTGGGCAAATGCGTTGACTGCACCAATCTGAGTCTGGTTAGACATTGTAGTAACTGTAGTAACTGTTGTTACTGTACCAGAGTTAATATCAATATTTAAACGGTTAGTACTACTTACTACGCCTAGTGGTTTTAATAACTGTGCAATACGTTGAATACTTTGAACTAACTGTTGAATGCTAGATAATCTTGTATTCCCAGTTTGTACTGATGAATCAAGTGCGATTGCGTCAAATGCGTTTTTCAGAGCCATGGGTTAATTATACACCATTTTCCAATCTTATGTTCCATCTTCAATCCAAAGACTAAGATTTCCACCTGTAGTATCCCACCACATATATTTTTGAGTATTAGATAGTGATGGTCTAGTAGTTTGAATATATGTTGGTATTGTTGGGGTAGAGGAAATAACTCCAGAATCATTGATTGTTATTGTTGTTCCATCTACTTTTACTGTTCCAGAAACTGTTGTACTTGCTACTGCAATTGGTTGATATGTAGATGCTGCTGTGGCAGAAGTTAGTGCATCGGTGATTCCATACCCTGACAAAGTTGTTGGGGTAGATGTAAGTTTAGAAAAAGGAATAGATACTAACCAAGAAGGATTGGTGTATGAACCAGTTAGCGATACTTTTCCTGCAATTGAGTTTGTTACAGTTGTAGCAAAGTTAGGGTCATTTCCAAGTGCAGTTGCCAATTCGTTGAGGGTATCAAGAGTTGCAGGTGCAGAAGAAACTAAATTAGCAATAGATGTATCTACATAACTAGATGTAGCAATACCTAAAGAAGAAAGACTTGACCATGCAGTATCATAATTTGTTGCAGAATTTTTAATTAAAAGTTGTCCTGTAGTTCCATCAATTGCTACACCAGGTCCTACTGAGCCAGTTGCACCTGTAGCACCTGTGTCTCCTTTGATACCTTGAATACCCTGAGCACCTGTTGCTCCAGTTAATCCTTGAATACCTTGTAAACCTTGAGGACCTGTAGGACCTTGAGGACCAGTTAAACCTGTGTCACCTTTAATTCCTTGGATACCTTGTTGTCCAGTAGGTCCAGTGGCTCCAGTTGGTCCCTGGATTCCTTGTGTTCCTTGTGGTCCACCAAAATTAAGTACAGCAATCTTAGAAGATTCTGTTATAGTTGTTACTTTGATTTGGGAAGATTGAGTGGTATCAGGGATAATTTTAAATGTTGTCATTAAAGAGTGCTCCCAGTAATGTCAGAGCGAACCACTATAGTTCCGACAATAGGAGTCCACTTCTTGCTAGAGATTGTTACTTGTAAATCAAATATGAGTTCAGCGACTATATTGGCACTTCCTGTTCCCCAGCCTGAAGTCATAGCAGAGGCAGCACTTACTGTAACATATCCTGCACCAGATGCAACTGTCAAAGTATGCTTGGTTGCTGTTTTAGGGTCATAGGCACTTGCCAGGTACGTCCATCCTGTGGTATCCTTGATGGTAACACCATCGTCTTCGTACCATTCAAACTTGGCAGAGATATCGTCTCCACGGACTATAGTCCATTTAACGTTTTGAGGTTCGGCACCTATTGAAATTACAGAATCAGAGCATGATGAACAAGACATATAAACATTATACACTATAAATAAAGAACCAGTGCCTGATGTGGGTATGAGAGAGAGTATCAGACACTGGCTCTATATGATAAATTATATCATTATTAAGGGTTTCTGTGTTTTGGTTTGACAAATCTTAAAAAGTATGCTACCCTCTTATCTATAGAGATAAGGGCTATATATTATATATTTATATATTAGTATATATTATAGTTTATATATATTATAGTAATAATCAAAGTTCGGTTTTTTCTGATTTCTTATTTTTGTTAGTCTTTACACCTTCGTTTATAAGAACGTTATAAAGGTTGTCAATTTTTTCTTCTAGTTGATGTGACCTTTGCTCTAATCTATTAACCTGGTCTTTCATTGATGACCCACCATTAGGTTTGAGTTCTGATAAATTATTTTTAAGTTCGGTTGATAGGACTTTAATTTCTGCGGTAATGAACCATTTGATTCCGCCAACAATAATAGCGATGATAGATAATGCGGTTAGTGTTAAACCTGCCCAATCTGTAACTGTCATAATATAAATAATTATACACCATCTTTTGAGTGTTTTGAGTTTTTTGAAACGGTTAAAATAAGAGACACCAAACCATCCTAAAGCCAAGTATGCAATACATCTGCAATAGGGCAAATAAAGGTTTAAATGCCCCTACAACCGATTTTCATGTCATTTCTTTAAAACTATGCGTATAATTATTCTATGACCCCTATCAAGCGTTTCTGGCTATACTGGAAATTTTCTAGCGAACTAAAACAAACAGACATAGATGACATATGCAGACCACATCTACTTGCAGCAAACATAAAAGATATTGGAGTTCAAATGAGATTTAAAGAAGCATTTGCTTCCACATACCGTCACAATTATGCAAAAAATAAGTTGAAACAACTCGACAATCTGTGATACAATAGATATCTACCGAAAGAGAGAGACTTATGGAAGACAAAGTTCCGTACATCAAACATTACGAGTCAAAAGAATATCTTGAAGCATGCGTTGCAGCCAAGATGACATCAAAAGAAATAGCCAATCAGAATAAAGTATCGTATAAGTTAATTAATGCTTGGCTGATACAGCATGGATTGCTTCGCAATACCCCAAACGTTAGGCTACCATAATGGAAATCGTTATCGGATTGTTATCAATATTAATAGTTATGGGAATAGGTTCATACATACATCACCAATTCAAATTTCGTGATACCCCAAACAAAATACACCACTGCAAAGTACCATACACACAATACTTCCATCACAAACAAGACTGGCAATGCTACAAATGTAAAGCATACTGGTATGTTAAACATGACAGTTATGGTTCATACTTTGTCAAAAGATAAAATGTTTTCTGTATACCGCCAAAATCTGAAAAATATTTTATATTTCATATTGACACATTTCTGAATATTTTGCTAATGTGTATGATACATAACTCACTACACACCCATAGTTCAAAATAGTGAGCACACCACTACACACCTATAATCAATGTCGGCACTTTTTTATAACGAAATGGTAACATAATGCGACACACCTCACTACACACCCCTAAATGTCAGTGGTCAAGTGTATAATAGAAACATAACAAAGAATAGGAAATAAAAAATGTTTGATTGCTTAGTTTGCGACAGAACCACAGATGAAATTGACTACTGCTTTGGTTGTGGTGGTTTCTTATGCTTTGAATGCGACCACCAAGACTAATGTCAGTGGTATCCACTATAATAAACCTATAAACAAATAAACCCCTAAAAGAAAGTAATACTAAATGAACATTTATTCAATCAAGATAATCCCAAATAACCCAGACCACGCTCAACCTATCTATGAAGTTCATAGTTGGGAAAAGGCAGAGCAGATAATCAAAGCAACCAGAGAAATCTATGATGACGCTTTTACTTTTGAAGTAATTGGTAATGTATCTGCTAAGGCAGGTGTGTAATTGTGGTTAGTCTTATTGTTGGTATCTCTCGTGTTATTCGTGTTGGTAAGTCAGTAATGCCCTTAGTAGTGCCTAAGATACAGGCTTTCGCTTGTAAGCGTTGCTCTACTATCGCAAGCGTATCACTAATGAATAACAGGCTTACTGTTCATAAATGTAATTGCTAATAGTTGTGGGCGTGTCGCTATTGACATGCCCCAACTTTTTTGCCGACCGAAAATTTGTTAACCTAGTTAAAGTTAGGTGAACAAATCTCAAAACACCCTAAAAACACCCCTAAATGTCAGTGGTTAGGTGTATAGTAATACTATGAAAGATAAAAAGACAGAACTACTAACCCTACTAGCCAAATACGCCAGAGCAGGTATCCCCCTAACCCCAGCAGAGAGAAATCTAGTCAAGTATTTACTAAGTAA